AAGCCAAACAGGTTATGGATGCATTTAAACGTAGCGGAAAAAGCATGCAGGAATTGATGAATTTCCTGGATGTTTGATCATGAAACGGCGTTTAGTGGAACTTTCGTGAAGAGTTCACATTCAATGTAGCCGTTCCGCATGATCGGTATATCCCTTCTCCCGGCGTGCGGATAAGTGTCCACGTGCCGGCTGAAGGCTTCCACCGTCCGCGTCGTCACTTTCTGGCAGTCCGTCAGCCTTCCGTTCCTTCTCATGGCCATCAGCATCGGGTCCTGATTCACCTGATGAATGACTTCCTCCCGGACTTCCCGTCCCTCCGCCGTCCATCCGGTCACGATCGTCTTCTCATACCTCAGGATCATGTTCGTTTTCCTCCCCCGTTATAATTCTTTCCGGCCACTCCCCGTCCGGCCACGGCTCGTCCTGGCTCAGGTCCTCCAAATCCAGCCCCTCCCCGGCCATGATCTTCTCCTGCCACGTCCGGATCCGGCTCCGGACCTGCGGATCCTCCAGCGCCTGCCGGTTCGTCTCCGCGAATCTCCGCAGGCTGTCCCCGACGGCCCCGGCCTCGATCTGCCGGATCATCTCCCGGATGACGTTGCATTTCATTTCCTGCTCGATGAAGGCGATTTCATAACCCGTCAGCGCCTCCCGTCCGGATCCGTTCCGGCTCATGTTCAGTTTGATGGCTTCCATCACCCGCAGACATTCCTCAAGCACCAACCTTTTCGTGATTTCCCGCATAACGGCCATTCCGTTTTTCCTCTCTTTCCTTAATCCTTCGTTCCTTCGCGGCCCGTATCCGTTCGTTTGCTTCCTCTTCCTCAATCCGCCGGCACAGATCGGCAATCTGCCCCTCTACCGCGATGATCAGATAGCTGTATTCCTTCTTCATCCACTCCACGGCGTACTGCCGGTTCCCTTCCAGTGCTTCCCGCCGTTCGCTGATGACCTGCAGTTCTTCCCGGATTGTGTCCCTGGCTCTCTTCAGCCGCTCGCTGTGCGGTATTTCCATCCTTATTCGTCCTCCTCCCAGGCAAAGTGTTTCCAGCTCAGGTAGTGTTCGCACCGCCGGAAGCATTGCGTTTCGCAGTAACATCGTTGCTGCAGCTCCCGCATCTGAGGCGTCTGGTAATGGATCGTCGTCCACTTCGCGTCTCCGACGTGCGCCCTGCAGCTGATATCCAGCTCGCTGTAGTGCAGGAACAGCGGGCACATGCCCTTTTCCAGTTCCTCCCGCCTCTGGTTGCGCCTTCTGCCCATCTCTCCTTGCTCCCCTGTTTCCGCCTGTCTCTTCCGAAACTGAATAAATGATTCGTCCGTCCCTTGATTTTCCTTGGTTTCTGCCTGGTTTCCTTAGCAGCTGTTTCACCGGTCCCCGCCGGCTGGTGGGATCATCCTCCGCCGCTCGCTCTTCCGCGCCCGCCGGAATCGTCCGCCCACCGGGCAGGTTGCGAAATGGCTCACGTAAGCCTCCAGCAGGTTCGCGTCCGGGTCGTCGTCCGCGTCCCCGGCCAGCTCCCCGAATACAATTCTGCCGTCCTTCATGACGTAGGTTCCCCCCTTCGGATCCTGCCGTACGTATACCGGCTCCGGATCGCAGGGAATCGTCTTTCCCGAGCAGGCTTTAATGAAAATGATTTCCTTTCCGCATCCCCGGCACTGTACCGGCTGTGTCACGTTCGCTCTGGTTGCCATGTCCCTGTTCCTCCTTATCGATCGTTTCCTGTCTTCTGCACCGGCCAGTTCCCCGACGCGATTCTCTCTTCCCGGATCAGTCCCTTTCGCAGCTTCCAGATCAGCGCCTTCGGGTCCCTGGATCCCAAGTCCAGCAGATACCTTGTCGGATCCTTTCCTTCCAGGATCATCTTCTCAGCCGTTGCCCGAACCTCCGGCGTCAGGATCCGCTTCCATCCGTTGACTGCCTTTCCTGTCGCGCTTCCGTCCGTGATCTGCTCCCGCGACCGTCCGAGTTCTTCCACCTGCAGCCTCCACCACGTGCCGCCGGGTGACACGTATCCCAGATCATGCAGGTATTCCAGCACGCTGTCCCCGGCTCTCTCGACCTCCCGGCATTTCTTCGCCAGCTCTTTCCGGTTCATTGCGGCCTCCCGTACCCTGCGCCGGTCCATGTCACGTGCTGGTTGGTCATCGGATAGACCACCGTCGCGGCGTTGTCCCAGGCTTTCCTGTCCAGATATTCCTCGATGCTGTAGGTGACGGCCGCCGTCAGAGCCGCCACGACTGCGATGATCAGAATCATGGCTTTCCACGACGCGCTTTTCGTGCTATACTGTTTCCGAACGTTGTTCATGGCCTCCGGGCCATAGCCTCCCGATGTTCCCCTTATCGGGATGCTTTTTATCGTGTTAATCATTTCTTGTCCCATCCTTTTTCGTATTCATATACCGGGTTCTCGAAGCTCCCGTTCCGCTCGTAGTAGACCACCTGCGCCGGATAGCTCCGCCGCTCCCTGGCGTATTGCACACATTCGGCCCATGTCGGCCGTCTGGCGTATACTTTCTCTTCTCCGCCAAACCATCCGCCCGCCGGGCCGTAGGTCGTCTTCGCGTGCTGTCTGACCCGGCCCAGTTCGTCCTTCCTCGTGTCTTCCTCAAATACGATCGGCCGGGTGCATACCGCGATCGCGTCCTCCCTGAATCCGTTCTCCTTCAGCCAGATCCCGGAGATCTCGATGATCCATCCTCTGCGCCCGGCTTTCTGTTCCTCCGCCGGAATCACCGGAGTCCCCGTCTCTCCCAGCATCTCGAACATGCTCATCTGCCCCGGCAGTCCCTGTTCCACGTCTTCCCCTCCTCGGCTCAGTCCATGTTGGCTAGCATCTCAAGGGTTGCCATGTTGTCGTTGATCCCCTCTTCGATCCCGGCCGCGATGTCGTCTGCCAGCTTCTTGACGTCCACCGGGGCCTTCTGCGGCTTATCAGTTTCATGGGCGATACCGACTTCCGGATCCTTCTGCGACTTCATGTCTTCGTAGGCGAAGCTGTATTCCTCCTCCAGGTCGATGACCCTCTTTCCGGTCGCCCTTGCGAATTCCAGCTCCAGCTTCGCGCCTATGCTGTTTTCCCACCCGGGGAGAAGGCCAATGCTGTCGGCCTCCCGCAGCATGGCCAGGCAGATCGGCATGTATTTTTCCTGGTTCATGCCATCCGGCAGCACGGCCGGGTTGATGACCGTCCAGCCAAAGCGGCCCTTCAGGTATTCCTCCGCCATTCGGAAGTTCTCTTTGCCGTTGTCGATCAGGCCCCGCATGGGCCCGGCGATGTAGATCACGTTGTTCATTGGTAGCTCTCCTTTCTTTTGTGCCTTATGCTCCCGGAATCACGCTGTTTTCATGTTTTGTCAATCAGAAACCCGATCAACTCGCGCTTTCCCGTTTTCTCGTCGGGCTTGAACAGATACGCTCTGCAATCACAGCTCGGAAGCTGCTTCTGCACGCGGTCCTTCGCCTTTCGCGCCGCGCTCGGAGTCTTCCAGACCTTTGCTTCCCACAGGTCGTCCGTGTAGTAGATCACCGGGGCCTTCGGATTGCCATTGGCGATGATTTCCCGGACGTATCTTGCGCCGTCCACTTGAACCACAAAGCATCCCTTGAGCTCGTTCATCCCTTATTCCTCCTTTTCAGATTTTTGATCTCACCTGCCATGAACGCCCGGAGCATGTCAGCCCCGGCCTCGATCCGTTCTTCCGTCTCCATGTCCTCCAGAATCTGAATCCGCTTTTTTGCCTGCTTCAGCTCTTCTCTGGCCCGCCTCTTCTCCGCTTCCATCTCCTGCCGGGCTTTCTTGTACTTCTCCGCCAGCTCCCGGATGATGTGCATGTCCAAGGCCGTCGGGGCCATCGGCTTATCCTCCTCCCGGATGTACAGCGGCACGGCCGGCAGGAATTCACCCGTTTTCGGATCTCGCAGGGCCGTTACGCCTACCTGGATGTATCGTCCCTCTCCCACGCTGTTTCCCTCCTTTCGCTTTCCATTCAAACCACATATTGCATTGTGCGATTAAATGTGTCCTTTACGACACCATTGAGTTAAAAAAAATTTGCGCTGTCTCGTGGTCATCAAGATCGAGTTCATTTCTCATGGCACAGATTTCAGATTGAGTAAACTGGCTTACTCCAGTAGTCTTTCTGAACCACGCTGATCTTGAAATGCCTAAGGCAGCGCACATTTCATCAATCGACTTGTTGAGCAATATCATTTTTGCCTTCAACTTCAAAGTATTCATGTGCTTTCCTCCTTCGTTGAAATGTTTGTTGGAACAGTTTTCATTATAGTGTCCTTTAAGACACTTGTCAAGCCTTATAATATATTTTTGTTGCAAATAGGACACTTCTCGTATATAATCCGATTTGCAAAGGGGATGATTGTGTATGAGCGATATCTCGGATAAGATCTTCCAACGCCGTAAAGAACTTGGACTAACGCTTGAAGATGTTGGTAAAGCTGTTGGTGTCGGAAAGTCCACTGTACGAAAATGGGAAAAAGGATTGATCAAAAATATGGGCAGGGACAAAATAGCACTTCTCGCTAATGTCCTAAATATGTCGCCAGTTGAATTAGTCCCCTGTGACAGTCAGTTAAACTTGGAGCGCCTCAACACTGAGGAATTTCGCCTTGTAACTGCTTATCGCGGCGCTACGTTCGAGGCTCAGCAAATTGCGCTTGAAACACTTGAGAATCACCCAAAGGAAAAAACCGGCCATCAGGCCGGCTGATCCAACTGTTTCGGAATTCTTAACGGTTTGTCGTACTTTGTCCTATTTTCGATCGTCTGCCTGCATACTTTGTAACACAGGAGGAATCATCACATGGCCCGTCAGAAGAAGGACGATCCCATTGAAAACAATGTCGTAATCTACGCCCGCTATTCTTCCCACTCCCAGACGGAGCAGTCCATTGAGGGCCAGCTTCACGACTGTTATGCCTACGCGGAGCGGAACGGTTATCAGGTGGTAGGCGAATATATCGACCGTGCGCTGACCGGCACGAAGGACGACCGTCCTGATTTTCAACGGATGATCCGGGATGCCGAAAAGCGTCAGTTCCGCTTCGTGCTGGTCTGGAAGCTGGACCGTTTCGCCCGGAACCGGTATGATTCAGCTTTCTATAAAAATCACCTGCGGAAAAACGGCGTCAAGGTCCTTTCCGTCATGGAGAATATCCAGGACACGCCGGAAGGGATCATCCTGGAAGGGATGCTGGAATCTCTGGCTGAATACTATTCCGCCAACCTCTCCGAGAATATCAGGCGCGGCCTGAAAGCCTCCGTTGCGAAGGGCTGGTATTGCGGCGGATCCGTCCCGCTTGGGTATAAGATTCAGGATCACAAGATGGTTCCGGATGAAAAGACGGCTCCTCTCATCCCGGAGCTGTACCGGCGTTATGCCGACGGTGAAAGCCTTGCCTCCATCGCGGAGGATTTCAACGCCCGCGGCTACCGCACGAATCGCGGCCGCGCCTTCAAAACTTCCACCTTTGCCCGGATCGTTCCCAACTCCGCCTATATCGGGGAATACGTCTATGCCGGCGAGGTCGTCCCCGGCCTGGCCACGCCCCTGATCGAGCGTGCCCTGTATGACCGCGTGCTGGCCCGGCGGGATCAGAACCGCCGTGCTCCCGCCGCTTCCACCGCGACCGTTGACTTCCTGCTGAGCAGAAAGCTGTTCTGCGGCGTCTGCGGCTCCCCGGCCTGCGGCGACGCCGGAACCAGCAAAAGTGGAGAGCGCCACTATTATTATTCCTGCAGCGGCCGGAAGCATCACCGGACAGCCTGCGCCAAAAAGGCTGAAAAGAAGGATTTTCTCGAATGGTATATCTGCGAGCAGACCGTTGAATACGTCCTCAGCCCTGAGCGGATCGATTATATTGCGGAACAGGTGGCCCAGGCCGCCGGCGCGGAGAACGCCGAAACCCTCTCCGCCGTGAAGGACGCCGAAAGGCGTGCCCAGCGCCTGGACGATGAAGTGAATTCCCTTATGGATAAGCTGATCTATGCCCCGAAGGAAGCCGCCCGGAAGATCTGCGAGCGGATGCAGCTGCTGGAGCTGCAGAAAACCGACATCCAGAAAGAACTTGCCCGTCTCCGGCTGCGGTCGAAGTGCCAAATCACGAAGAAGGAAGTTCTTGCCTGGCTGAAGCGCTTCACCAAAGGGGATCTGTTCGACATGGATTTCCGGTCCCGGCTTATCGATACCTTTATCAACTGCGTTTATTTCTATGATGATAAAGTCGTCATCTTCTACAACATAAAAGAAGGCCGCCTGACCTGCAAGATTGATCAGATCGGCGACCTTGACGAGAAGATTGAGGCCGTCCAAAGGTGTTCGACTTTGGACGGAAATGGTGGAGATGAGGGGAGTTGAACCCCTGTCCGAAGATCCATTGACAAGACTTTCTCCGAGCGCAGTCCATGGTCAGATTTTCCGACCGCCCTGTCCACGGACAAGCAGTACGGCCGGTAGCTTCATGATTACGGGATCAGCTGCAAAGCTTAGGCTGACCTCGTTCCCTGCGAAAATGACGCCGGGATCCTGATCCGCAGGTGATCAGGGCCGACGCGCAGCATTAAGCCGCGAAAGCGAACTGGTTTTTGTCAGTTCTTTTTAATTTCCCCGTTTGTAACGCAGTACAGGGCCTGCGGCTCGCTTATCCGGCCTCCGCTATCCCCGTCGAAACCGGATCATCCCCATGTTCTGTCTATTCTTCCCTTTCTGTTTCAGTCTCCCTTTTGTCGATTTCTCAGAGCCCGCTGAATCTCCCGGTCGGAATCCCGCTTGGCGATCGCGTCCCGCTTGTCATGAACCTGCTTGCCCCGGCAGATTCCAAGCTGCACCTTGACCCGGCCGTCTTTCAGATACATTTCTGTGGGAATCAGAGTATACCCCTGGCGCATCACAATCCCGTCGATCTTACGGATCTCGTTCTTGTGCAGCAGCAGTTTCTTGGGCCGCAGGGGATCCCTGTTAAAGATGTTCCCCTGTTCATAAGGGCTGATATGCATACCCTCAACCCACACCTCACCGTTCCGTACCTGAGCCCAGCTCTCTTTCAGGTTCGCTCTGCCGGCCCGGATGCTCTTCACCTCTGTTCCAAACAGAGCAACCCCGCATTCGATCTTCTCTTCAACGAAATAGTCATGGTATACCTTCCGGTTCTGGACAACAATCCGGATCCCCTTCTGATGCGGCATGTGCGACCCCTCCGCGAAAAATTATAACATAACTTCGCTCTCTTTTCAATCACTGGATTGTCTGGTATAATTTTGCTGGAAGGAGTTGATCTGGAATGACGGATCTGCACGAAATGTCCCTGGCCGCGAGAGAGGCTTTTTATACGCTGTCGGTTTCTTCGGATGAAGCCCGGAATCAGGCGCTCCTGGCGATGGCTGATTCCCTGTCCGCCCGCGCGGATGCCATTTTTGAACAGAACGCGCTGGATCTGCGGGATGCGAAAGCCGCCAGTCTCGCCGCTCCCCTGCTCAGCCGCCTGAAGTTTGATCAGGTCAAACTGGATCAGGTTATTCAGGGGCTGAAATCCCTCTGTGCTCTTCCGGATCCTCTGGGAAAAACAACGCTTTCCACGGAACTGATGCCCGGTCTGAATCTGTATCGGGTGGTTTGTCCTATCGGTGT